AAGTGAAACACTGTAAGTTCTCGATAGACCCCATCTGGTGTCGAATAAGTCAACATTATTTTTCTCCTGTTGTATGTGTGTATTACCAGAGTAAACGAAAAAGGGAGCCTTTGCAAGAACTTTAGAAACTTAATCTTTCTAAATAGTCATTAGGAATACTAACAACAGGAAAATTTCATGAAAGTTAATTACCACCACCTAAAAAGATACTCTAATTTTATCGAGTCTTGTAGCAACCCAGACCAACCACATATAGAAAAACATCATGTTTTGCCAAAGTCTCTGTATCCAGAATACAAGACCGACAAACTTAATATAGCACACCTTTCACCAAGACACCACTATGTAGCTCATAAAATGCTAACCAAAGTGTTTCCAGACTCTAGCGAAATGCAAACAGCTATGTGGTTTATGATCACGACCAGAGATGTCAAAGTTACTTCTAGGGACTATGAAAAATATAGAAAAACGCATTCACAACTTAGATCAAAAACAATGAAATCAACTATGAAAGGAAAGGCTACCTATATTGACGAAGATGGAACATCTTATCACCTACCAACAAATGACAAACTGATAAATGAATTAGGGCTTGTACATTTGTCAACTGGAAAGTGTACATTTACAGACGGAACAGATAATTATTATTTGGATAATACTGATCCTATGATAAAAGAACTTAATCTTTTTAGTGTTAACATTGGAAAGACAAACGAAGCAACATCAAAAAGAATGAAAGGAAAGGCATACGCAAAAGATAAAAATGGAATTATGTATCATGTGAGTGTAAATGATGATAAGTACACTTCTGGCGAATTAAAAAATATGAACCATGGAACTGTTAATGTTTTGATTGATGGTGCAAAGAAAAAGGTTTCTGTTGAAGATTTTTATAAGAATGATTACGATCACATAAACAAAGGAAAAGTTGATGTTATTGATAAGGATGGAAAAGTTTCTAAGATAGACAAATCAAGTGAGTTAATAAAAAATGGTGATGTTGAAATTTATGTTTCTGATAATACAAGAATTTCATCAAGAAAAAATATATTAAAGTACAACAAAAGTTGTATTGGTAAATCGTGGATGACTAGACCAGACGGAAAAGAAGAATTTGTAGAAAAAGAAAAAGTTGATGGTTTTTTGTGTAATGGTTGGGTTATGGGAAGAAAATCTACTAAATTTAAAGGATACCCAACTAATAAAGGTAAAAGATGGGTCAATAATGATATAAAAGAAGTTTGTATTTTATCAAGTGATTTGGATGACTATCTCGAATCTGGTTGGATAAAAGGAAGATTTAAACGAGTGTGGGTTAATAAAAATTCTGTGGTTAAACAAATATTAAAAGTTGATCTTGATAATCATATTGATAAAGGCTGGAAGAGAGGTAGAAAATAAATCCTCTTCCAGCCTACGGGGTTTAGTAGCTGAATTGGTTGCTTACATCTTCAACTACTTTATAACGACAAGTTCTTAATTTTGCAAAATTATAATCAATCGGACAACTTACCACATCTCTTGGATCAACCTCACACATTAATGTAATAGGCCCATAGAAGCAGTTTAGATAGTGTTTAGCAGCCACATGAAGCCCATGACTACAAGTTTGTTCAGGGTCTTCATTAACCATGTTGCGCGCCATTGAAGGTTCTGCACCAACACTGTTATCAAACGTTCCGGTACGACAATCTGTGTAGTTGTCACGAACTCGTTTCCATGCATAGAAGTTCCCTTCACCGTTAATTTCAATATCATTGTGTTGCATGAAATCATACAGAGAATTGACAGCGCGATAGCTTGGGTTTTCCATCAACTTTTCTAGGAAATTGATCAGACTTTGTGTGCCTTCAATACCATTCATTGTCACCATTCTGATAACGCGATTTGTCAGACTGTTGTGGATGGGGTTTCCATCATAGTAAACACACTCTTCTTTCACGTTAACCGTCAATTTCCCTTGGCTGAACTTTTCAATAGCCGATTTTGGATCAGCCATGGTGAAGATTTCATCAGCACTGATAGCTACCTCATCTTCATCAGACATATCAGTTTCACGAATGATTGTCCATGCAGAACGGAAGTTCTCACTACCCTTGGCAATCTCTACCGAATTCGTTTCTGAGCTTGTTTTATTGGTTCGAGTAACAGTAATTGATTTTGCTGTTGCAATCAGGTTCCAATCAAAATTATCAATAAGAGAACTACCTTCATCAGAAGCATCAGGATTTGATAACTCTTCAATAATTGCTTTCTTCATAGCATCTACAAATTCTTCATCAATAACATTTTCCAGTTCATCAATCTCACTCGAAAATGCAAAAACAACTTCTTGGTATTCGTCATCTTCTGGAATTGCATCAACCAAAGAGCCTTTAGCTCGATCAAACACATCCTTAAATGTATCCCCTAAAAAAATAAAATGAGAAATATGTGCAAAGTCTGTATTGGAATACAATCGAAGCGCATCACATATATCATCTAGTGTTTCTAAGTCAGTTACATTAAACGCATAATCGCCAACTTTGTCATCAGGCATAACCAAAATGTTCATTTCTGTGTAAATTTTGTTGTATGGTGTGTGATTCATTACCAACTTATACTCTTTTACAATGCGCCCAACCGTTCGGGCGCTCACACAATGTATTTCCCCTGTCTTGGTTTTGTTTTCATTACTAATGAATGACTCGATAATTTCAAATTTCTTTTGTGCTGATAGTGTCACGCTCATACTAATACTTTCCTTTATGCTAATTTCATTTGTTTGTGGTTTCTTTCATTGATCATCTCGACGTACTCTAACACAAGAGATTCGTCTTCGTCAACACCAAAAAGAAGCGGATATCTAGTTCTTATGGATTTCATAATCTGTTCAATTTCATCATGAATATCAGAATCAAACGATCTATTAGCGATCACCAGCTTATCTACCTCTTCCGCATCAACAAATTCTCTCAGGCTATCAAAGAAATTTTCTTGACAGGCATTTTCCTCTCTGAATTTAATCACCTTGTCAACCACAAACTGAATCATTGGTTGAGAATATTCTGTGTCGCTTTTGTAAAGGTATTTGAACAAGTTTCTTTCTGAGTTAAATTGCATCCTAACAAATCTGTCAAAAATCTCAGATTCATCATCAACCCTGTACACCGAATCCAGACGCGCATACACACGACTTTTCAAGATGGTGTCATAGTGTGCGTCAAAGACTGGTTTAATCACCTCATTGATGTTAGAGAGTCCAGAACGGGCAATTTTAGCACCATTCTTTTTATTGGCAATCAAAACAACCTTGATATTAAAATCTTCCAATATTTTTATAAGCTTTGATCGTGATATCGTTTGTACCGACCCACCTACTTCAATGGAATAGTTTGCGCTTAATCCCATATCACAATAATTAACCCACACACAATTGCTATGGTTTAACTTGTCTAGGTTAACCAGAACCTGTTTGTCAGTAAAAATATAAGATTTTTCTTTACTATCCCATCTGATCAGTTTTGCTTTTGTTTCATTTTTCTTTGAAACTTTTCGACCACCAGATACAGCCCGAGTTTTCTTATCAAAGAATGTTGGTTCAATAACCTTGACTTCTTCAACAAGCTCAGAGATATGACGATACCGAACATTGCCGTAAAGAACGTCACTAACTTTTTTAAACACTTCTGATTCTACAGGAGTGTAAAAGAACATAACCCGTTCACCATTAATATCAGATTGATTGATGTATAATCGAATCGCTTTTGAAAGTCCTTTATAATCATCTTTTTCATTACAGTAAAAACAATCGAATGAATCTTGATTTTTTTCTTTCATCAAATAATACAGATGATAGTTATTCATTGTAAAGATGTTCTGCCTACGCACACACGTATTTTTTTCTGATCGAGTCCATGAGTTGCTCCCAACATAATCTTTGTAGTGCATTACAAACTTTTCTGAATCTTCACTACTTAACCAATCACGGATTCCTGTAAAAGCTCGTTTGTGCGAAATCTGTGAAATAGATTGACCTTTATAATTATAGTCCATGGCAAACATATCAGTAGGTGATGAAAATTCACCAAACTTATTGATAGCTTCCAGCGGTGATCCACATTCTTCTATCTTTGATTTAAGTTCAAAAACTTTTTGTTCAAAAGACCCAACCAATCTCTTATACAGATTCAGCTTTGTTGTGGTGTCCTGAGAAAGACCCTCGCGTGAAGGCATGAAAGAAAGTTGCCCAATGTCAAAGTTAACAATGATGCAGCGATTGCTACGATCTGTCACGTTTTTAATAAAAGAGACAGTAGCCTTGTCAAAGTCGTGATAGATGGGTGTATCTTCTTCACCAGTGTTATAGGCATCTTCATTAACAAGAACAGTTTTCCCTAGAAAGTAGAAATCAATATTGCGAACAGGATAAACGACACCACCCATGTTAGCGTACACAGCCGCTGTTTCGTGTTGAACAAACGGATGTGTGTTTTTAATGATCAGCGTACCTTCATCACGCAATTCAGAACACTCTTCTTCTGAAAGAAATGGCTCAATAGTGATGTTGCTTTCTGGCTTTACACGAAGCAATGAAAGAACAAATTGTGCTTCTCTGCGGAATTCTTCAAAATCGTCACTTGACACAGAGAAACTAACCTTTACACCATTGCCCTGATCAGTTTCATGTTCGCTGTTAAATGTTGTTTGGGGTTGTCCGTCCTCACCAATAAAACATACGTAATGACGCTCTACACCGTCTTTCCTAGCTACAACAGTCATAGACTTGGTGTATGCCATAGGTGATTTTGAACCTAGCCCCAAATGACCGATAGACTCATTACTTTCACGCTTTGATGATGCAAAGTAGGTAGTGTAGATACCACCTTCCATATACCGTGATGCTTCATTACCATCAGAATCATACAGAACCTTTTCTTCACCCCGAATATCATAGTCGTCAAGACCTACGCCAAAATCTTCAACAGAAAACCATGGCTCAAATATTGTTGGAAAGTGGATGTAGAATGGCACTTCACGCTTACCTGCATCCACATGGGCATCATGTGCGTTACATGAAAGTTCACGAATGATGGCGCGGGCCTTGTGTTCGTAAATCTGACTACTGAAAATTTCAAATGTTTCAGCAGATGTTTCCATTTTAAATGATGTGGTGTTGTTGACACTGGAAACAAGCTTATTACTAGAGTGTAGTGGTTTCATTTCTGATCCTTTAGAATCCCATTTTAAGTTCAAAGAAGGCGTTTGTAGCCATAAAGTTCATATTACCAACTCTCACAGAGGCAGTCAATTTATCTGTTAGTTTTAGGTTAAGTTTTACAAAAGGATTTACAAAAGGAAGAACTTCAAAAGACACAAATTTCTCGTATCCAGTGGCAAGTCCAGCATCAAATCCATATTCAATAATTTCATGAGCGGTTGAAAATTCAATCCCACTCATAACCGATGTTTCATAGAAACTGTTTTTACCAGTGGCAATGAAGTAGCCAATATTTTCATTTACATTAACACGAAAACCAAAAAGATTGTTGGTTTCATTCCACTCAACAAATTTACCATCATCCTCATCAATATAACCATCACTAAGGTAGTGTGAGGTGTAAAAGTTGTATGAGATTGAATAGGTCCAATCATCTAAGTTATCTGGTGTGAATATATTTTCGGCTAGGGTTGGTGCGGAAAATGCAGAAACGAGTAAAGTAATAGCGAGTAATTTTTTCATAATATAGCATCTCATCAATCTAAGTAGTTTATTTCTCTTACGTACTCATTATCTCATAATAGACAATGATAGTAAATCAATTTACAGGTATTTTTTAAGTTCTTTCATCAGGTTATTACCATCAGTGTGAAGAATGATGTTACCACCTGCGGCTTTGAAGGGTTTGGTGCTTTTTTCTCGATCATCAATCAACACAGTGTCTGGACTCGCAAATTTTGCTTTGTCTTTGCTGGTGGTGGTGAAATTGAACGGGGCATTGATTCCGTTTTTCTTCAACCAATTTTTCTTTTGCTTGACGATTTTAGCGGTATTGTTGGTTCCTGCGCTGGTCATGATTTCAACGTCATAGCCATCAGCAATCAATTTCTTCAAAATAGAAACAGTTTTAGAGAAAGCGGGCAAGTCATAAAAAAAGTTTGGGGTGTTTTGGATCAGGTTTTTATATGCATCATACCGATCACGAGGCAATGCGTTAAAGACATCGTAGGAAATGGGAAAGGTTGCATTGAATCCTGCGACCCAATCAGCAATAACCCCATCCATGTCGAAGTAGATTTTCAAAATAATTCCTCTTGGTTGGTTAATCTCTCATCAGAACAACAGTATAGCACCTTCGGGTGCCCATCTGTCAAAGGATATTTTTTAGTTCCATGCTTTTGTTTGTGGTGTGTAGAATTGTATTTTCAAAAGTAGTCTATCACCAATATCCAACAAATTGATTGGTTTTTGGCCTTTCTTTTTAATCTGAATGTAGTTAGCATCAGAAATATAAGAACCACCTTGTTTAGATTTTGACAACTCTGTATCAACACCCACTTTATTAAACGAAAACCAGATATCACCATCCAGATACTTAGAAATTTTTGAATCTGTATCAACCAGTTTACGCATTGTAAGGCTTGCGCCTTCATGAGTAGATAGAAGAATCTCTTCTGGTACAACTCTGTCACGGCCAGTATTCTGTTCCATGGCAATAGCAACGTCATTGATCACCCATACAAGATGAATGTTTTCTTTTTGATAACCAAGCTCAAGAGCATTCCTTGTAAGTTTTTCCAGCTTTCTCATATCTTTTAGAGTTACGTCAAAGATAATGTTGGGTTTGCGATCAGCAGGGGCAGCAAGCGCACCCGTAAAAATTCTACGTTCGTTTGCCTTGGTAATGCCATACACATCAGACAGAAGCTCATGCAACTTAGACACGTTCTCTGATTTTTTCAAATCGAAATTTTTAATGTCCTGTCCAGTTTCATCTTTAATGCGCTTAGACATTTCCTTAGAACCCATTACCAATTTCTTGAGTGCGTCAACATCCAATACAGCTCCCTCAATACCCAGAAGCTTTTCAAGTACGAAGCCTTTCCCGCTACCTGCTCCGCCTGCCAAAATAACCACTTGTCCAAACTTTGGATAAGCCCTTCCGCCAAATGTGATCAGCTTTTCACTGATCAATTCATTTGTAAATTCAGTAAACTTTTTCATGTTTTTATACCCATTTTATTTTAGTTCGTTTTTCTTGTTATTTATGAATTCTTTTAATGTAGGCATGGACTCTTCAATCAAGAACCCTGAATATGTATCGAACTCACACGACTCAACCAGACCCCCTTTAGCGAGGCTTTCAACTTCAACCTGCCTTGCTCTACCATTGCTGAGTGAAGACACCTTGAACATCTCGTTAGGCTGTATAAACTCACCGGAAAAGCCAGACTCTAGCCCCTGTGTAGCAAAGTCTTCCAAATTCTTAATCGTCTTGCGTGAGAATTCCCAGACTTGAACAGAGATAAAGTTTCTACGCGCCCTAACACGAATCCAGCCATCTTGCAACACCTTTGTCATGATATTATCACGAGCATCCCCTTCTTTACCAATTCGCTCACCGTATTTTTCGTGTTCGGATTTGATGTAACTAGAACTAATATTAAAACTGGTGGGTGAGGATATAATCTGATCAATATGATTCTTGTTGTTGGTGTCTGTTATCTTTCCTTTTGGAGAAATCCAGAACCCTGTTTTGTTGATGTAGTTTTTCTCTGTTGGTTTATTGTACTTAGCTAACCTTGAAGCTAAATCTTTGCTGATTGTCATGAGTGTTCCCGATAAGAAAAAAGGCCAAATGAATGGCCTTTTCAGTGTATACTAACTATTTAGATGTTAGGCTTTTCGGTTGGGAGAAACTACAGCCCACCGGCTGCCTTTTGCGCTTGGGTTTGATTTGCTGTCAACAACTTTTACAGCGTTAACAGAAGATTTTTTGAAGTTACGTGCGGCTGAACGTGCGTCAAAGAACATTTTCATAATATATTACCTTTTGGTTTTTAATTTTGGGGAAGTCCCCCTTACTCAACACAGATATTATGTCACAACTGACTGGGTGTGTCTACTACTTTAGAGAAATTGATCATGTTATGCGTACCCATATTTTTTCATCAGAATCAAAGTCGCGTTACGCTCGACACCAGTTACATACTCTAACAAATGTTCTGCTTCATCATCAACAACTTCTTCAAATGCTTCATCGCGGCTAATACCGTAATGATTAGCAATGTTGTCAAGAATCAGATTTTTAGCAGTCTTTGAAATGGTTTCTAAAAACATCGTGGTCTTGTTCATGAAAATCTCCTAGTAAGTGGTCAATCCCTTAGTACGAACGTATTATTTCATACCAAGGGATTTTGTGCAAGAACTATTTACAAAATAACTTCTAAGTATTTTGGGTCAATCCTTTCAACACCGTAGATGTCAGCTTTGTTATCTTCAACGATCTTGGCAACACGAGAAGCAAACCGTGTGAATGCTTTTACGATCTTCTTAGAGTCACCTGTGGTCTTGCGGAATGGGGTTTTGATGTTACCCATTGCCATATAAGAACCAGCCTCTGGGTTAACGCTAAGACCACTCATGGAAGAGCTTGCTTCGTAGCTGTCTTCGCCGTTGATGTGAACACAAAAAGAGTGAATCAGTGGATCGTTGTGACGAATCTTGTTAGCCACATCATTGATGTCTTCGATCAAACCGAAGCTAACGAACACGACAGGAGCAAGGTTGTTTGAATAGAAGGCACGAATGTACCCGTTGGGGAAGTTCTTTCTCAAAACAACTTCGATGTCGGAAGCAAGTGTTTCTGCAAGCATCTTGGTGTTATCCATGATCTAATCTCCTAATTGGTTGTTTCCTCATTCAACACAACCATCTTAGCAATAAAAAAGGGCTTTTGCAAGCCCTGTGTGAAATTATTTTCTATCGACTAATGTAATGGTTGAGTTCATACTTGTTGTTATCCATTCCATAGATTTGAACTGATAACAATGCCTCTGTTGTTCTACCATTCTTTTCTTTGTACACAGGCATTGTCCAGCTTGTAGTTTTGCCAACAGAGGGTTTGTGGTTGCTTGTAGCCATGATCATTTCATTCTGATCATCCCATGTCCAGCCTTTGGCTGTTGCATCGTCTAGAGCGGCTTGAACGGCATCACGGTAAAAGCTGTGATACAGTGCAACTTTTTCTTGAATGTATTGTGTAAATGGCTTCATGATAATTCTCTTTTTGATTTATTCTAATTATACAGATTATTCATCCGATTGCAACACCTTTATATCCAAAAACTTCTAATTCGCTTTGGGTACTTCTAGGGCCGTTCATATCAGTATAAAATTTGTTATCTTTCTTTTCTTCGTGATAGGCAAGAAGAATCTTTATCATTCTTTGGCTGACCTGCTTTGGTGGTTTTGGAAAGCCTTTAGTATCCTTAATTTTACTAGCAAATTTACTCAATTCGGTATTTTGCAAAGATGAATTTTTTATACTTTCAATTCTATCGGCCAAGGCATCAAAATACACTTCATTGTATGGATAACTCCCATCGTATAATCGAAAAGTGTATTCAGCATTCATTATAGAATCACGCATTTTTTTCTCTATCTCTTTGTCACTTCTAACTTTAAATTCTAAGTTCGGGAATTTTTCAATATACTTGTCCATATCAGAATCACTTACGCCCCGAGTCTTTTTAATGAGAGCAACTAAGTAATTAATTTTAATATTTTCCATTATATTTTCATCAATAGCATCCATCACAATATTAAGTTTTTTTGGTGTGAGACTTTTTTCTTTGATTAATGACCATCTTACTATATCACCAAAATTTTTGGCAGCTATGTAAGAAAACACACGATCACTGATTTTTGATAATGACATTATGGCAGAAAATCCTTTCACCATACCACGAGATGGTCTGTCATGATCATGGTCTGTCATATCCTTATACGGGTTCTTTGGTGCAAACCATTCCCCAAGGTTTGTATTATAGGCGTGTATGATCAAATCATCACTAGGATTTTTCACATATTTTAATAATCGCGGTTCTTGTGATATAGCATCCAACAAATCGGCATCAGATAATGTATCACCTGCTTTAAGCATTGTTCTAATATCTCTAACACTCGCCACAGACTTATCACCATATTTCAAATCAATCTTATCAATAACATCATAAGAGCTAGATTTCAAGAAAAAGGCTTGCATGGGTTCAGAAGGGTGAATCTGTCCTGTTCCTTTCTTATCTGTAATTATCGTATAACCAAGTTTTATTAGTGCGGTTGCCATATAAGAAGAAGCTTTTGAAGAACTAATATAATCACCATACCTATATAATAGTTCTTTCAGATAACCAAATGGTTTATCTTTTATTCGTTTTTGGTGTTGTCTATCACCAACACCCATATCAGAAAGCGAACTTTCGTGACCAGTTATAATTTCGTTGTATGATTCTTCACCCCACATTTTTTCTAAAGATTTCAAATCGGATTTCAAATTGGATAATTTGTAATCTGAAACATCTACACTTCTACCTTTTTCTCTTAACACATAAACATAGTTTGCCCGCCCTGCGGCAAATGGTACGTTGGTTATGCCATGAGATTTTAAGTCTTTCCATACCTGAGCTAGTGGGTATGTGAATACTGCTAATGGTGTATCAGGAAATTTTGATTTTGGATTTATACCCACTTTATCCAATATTGTATATGTAATGTGTACGTCTTTATCTTTAGCGTACTGAGCAAGTGTTTCTATAGCATCCATTCTCTTTTGTGATGGCTGTGCTGCATTTTTTCTAGCTTCATCTAGTTGTGTATCGTAAAAATATTTTGCGAATGGTAGCATTATAATTCTCTTTATTTTTTGAGTGATTGCAAGTCTTTCTGAACCTGATTCACTTGTTTTTGGTTCCAGACAGCGCGATCAATATAGTCAGGACTTTTTCTGAGAATGTCAATAATTCCGTCACGAGTCATATGAGAAAACTTTTCAACATACCGACTAACAAGAATATCCAGTGTAATGTTTTCTCTAGGCTCAACCAGTCTATTTTTCACATCCCTCATCTGTTTTGCTTGTATGTTATCAGGCCCAAACTTTGATCCAAACCGATTATCAATACCAGTCGTATTAAATTGTTTCATGAACTCTTTTGGCTTCATTCTTTTGTACGGTTGATTGATTCTTTCGGGGTTTGTACTCACCCACACTGCTCTTACAGAGTTCTTGTTCAGATTTCCAGTGAATAATGCCTGTGTTTCGCCTGTGTCCATTAACCAGTACGCAACGTCAGGGCTTTCACTTTTGAGAATGTGTTCGGATGCGTCTTTTGTGATTCGGGCTTTTTGTGCGGCTCGTTCAACTGTTCTTTCATCTTCGTCAGAAAAACTCTGTGCCATTCCACCTTGAACCGTGAATGAACCTCCGGGCCAAATAGGAGCTATCAAGTCAGACACGCGGGTATGGAATTCTAGAATGTAATCACCAAACTCTTTTGACACATCCAAATCAGGACTTACGAACAGACCTGTTGGATTGTTGTTATTTTCATAAGAGTAGCGTCTAGGTGCTTTTCTGTCGCCACTCAGACCGTATGTAAGGGCTTTGACGATGGTTTCAATATCAGATGCCCCATGGTATACCCTGATCGTATCAGAGTCTTTCAACGGCTGCTTAGGAGCGCCACGGCCAATGATCTTGACCTCGTTGATGAATTTTGAGAATGGAATCATAAAGAAACCTTATCGTTTGTGTTATGTATCTATTTATCAATCACCACAAACTAAAAAACCCCATCAAAGGGGTTTGTATTGTGTTTTTCTATGGGTCTTCCAAGACTTCTGGATTGTTCTTGGTTGACGATCATAAAATATGGCATCAATCAGTGTGTCGTGGTGAGATTCCCAACGGATTTTCTCTACACCGTATTCAAGAAATTCCATTTCAGATTCTTTGACCTGTTTTAAAAGTCTAAACCATCCTTTTTGTTTGCTTCTTGTTGACATTTCTTACTACCACTGAGCTAACCCCGCATATCTCCTATGCTTAGAAAAGTTGTCCCGCCACAACACCACCTCTAATCCACCATTAAATAAGGCGTTTGGTCTTTCACCATGTTATGTTGCTATTGTTGAACAAAATTTGCCGGAAGAGTTTTCGCCATTATCCTGAGCGAGAACATCTTTTCTAAGCTGCTAAGGTGTCACCCCCAACATATTCTATTTATAAAAAGTTTTCTAGAACCACATTAACAGAATCTTGAAAGCACTGCAAATGTTCTTTTGAAAAAGCAGGTAGCGTAGTTTTGTCTACCCATTGCCCAATACTCATACACCATTCTTGATAAACGATTTCTGTATAACCTTCAATCTCTACCCAGTTCCTGATTATGGTTCTCTACTCATAGGACTCTTCAATGACTTCAATCATAAACGCTTTATTTTTTTTGGTCATTTTTATGAACCTCTTTTAGTTGATCATACAACTCTGTTCCCAGAATTGCAATGAATTCTTCTCTACCAACAAGCGATTCTACATTAAAATATCTTCTATTGGAATTACAAGCTCGTAATGAACGTTTGGTTCAAATGTTTCTTCGCTTGGTGTATGCTTTCAAGTTCTTTTTCTGATCCCAAAAACCTACTATCTGATATTTGTACAAAAGTTAATGTTTTCATAATCCAATCTCCTGTTAGTTCAAAGATATCTTACCACATCTTCCTTGCGATTGTAAACCTTGCTTTCAAGAATAGTGGTTACTCGTTTGTCGTTAAAGATGACCGTGAGTGTGTACGTGTTTCTTGTGTTGGGGAATGGTACGTACTCACACGTCACCATTCCATTCGGGTATTTCTTAACAACCAGATCATCAAACATACCGACTCCAAATTTTCTCAATTTCTAAAATCAGTATACAGACTTGGTGATCTGGTTTCAAATTCTAATTATATCATTTTTGTTATGTTGAAAATACTTTACAAACTGATTAGAATCTACCAGATTGTAAAGTATTTTATGCTTTTATTTTGTATTATAAGTAAGAACAACGTTTTCTCTTATGTAGCTTCTATTCCAAGGCTTGTCAACTAATCCAGCGATTCCTCCTAAAAGAACACCAGAATCAAAATAATCATCAATGTTATCTTGATGATCTTCGTATACCACATCAACACTTGTTGAATTTCGGCTTCTGTATATTGGTGAGGTTCGACTTTAGTAGACATAATAGATTAGACCTTGAAGCTCATTTGTGATGCAAAATTTTGCATTACTTGAATGTCTTTTGTCTCATCATCATACATGGAGTTATTCATCTCTACAATAAACTTTGCATAGATTACTGCAAGGTCATCAATGTCTTTCATAGGATCATCTTCTTCCATTAAAACTTCTGTTTCAACATTCATTGAAGTTGAAATACGAACCGCATCAACATAATAAATGCCGTGATTATAGGCCAGCTTCTGTGCTACAAGCTTCATGAAAAAATTTCCGAGATTGTCTTCTACAAGAAAATTTGGATTATTTTGAGTTTTTTCTTTTAACATCTTAGTTAGTTCTTTAATTCCATCACGAGTATGAATATCCATTATGATTCCACCACTTTTGTAATTTGACTACCCAGCGACCCAGAAAGCCGTTCTAGTGTGTCTTGAATTTTGTTAAGCTCATTAACGCTCTCTTCAACTGTTTCTTTGTTCAAGGCTGTTTCAAGAACCTTTTTAGCAACCTGTTTGTGTGTTGGATGATAACTCACTGTCCACATGTCTTTGTCTTCGCCTGTTGCCTTGACCTTGCCATCAGATCGAGATTCTAGGGTATGGCCATATTGATCTGTCTTGAATCGAAAATCCTTACTAATGTAAATCATTTGCATTTCCTTTTGTGGTTTAAGCAAAAAGTCTCAATCGAGGCTTTTTCATTCTAGATTAGAGTGTAACCTTCTTTTGTACCGACTTTTACAAGCTTTGGTGATTTGTCCCAGTAAGTATCAATCCGAAACACGATACCTTCAAACAGAATCTCATCACCAATGTTCAGTTCTAGGTAGGTTTCTTTGGCTTCGTTTTTAGAGGTAATTGAAACACAATTCTTATTCAACCAGTGAAGATCGTGTCCACGTTCAACAGCATCATTGTAAGATTCAATCGGATCATCGTTGTTTTCAATTGCGTAAGAGATGACTGATCCGAAAGTCAACATCTTGTAGTTGCGACTGCCTGAAACTGCAACAACATCATTATCTTTAAACACTGGCAAACCAGTTAGTGAACATTTACGTGGCTTGATAACGTCATAGGCTGGAAAGGATGCAACGACTTCTTTGATAATTCGGCTCATAATGTAATCTCCTAAAGGCTTTCTTTCGAGGGCCATCCCTCACTACAAGTATACTATGTCATAGTGAGGGAGGATTGCAAGGATTATCTGATATTAGTGGTCAAGTGTATGTAGTAGATTATCACCAGATGTAGCCCTACGTTGAATTTCGTCCAGCATTAATTGTAATTCTGTGGTTACTTTTGGCATTGCGTTATACCTGATCATCTTAGGCATTTTCTTTGCCTTGGCGCGAGTCTTGTTATATTTTTCAATTAATTCTATGGTTTCTAAAGATAGGTACTTCATAATTCAATCTCCTGATTTGTTTGTCTTCTCTCTCACTACACAAACATTATAGCAACAAATGAGGGCGGTTGCAAACGTAAAGCAATAAAAAAGGGCCTCAAAAGACCCTTTTTTTTTATTTTATACTAATTATCCATTATGAAAAGTTTGTACCTTGAGCCATATTCACCACATCAACAAGACCAGCAGGCATATTACTCATAACAGTGATTGTAGAACCACGCCGCTCACCAAATCTGGATTTAAAGCCTTCTTTCCAATCTTTATGTTCTTCTTTATCAGTTCTTCCCCTGAGAAAAATTTTGCTGTTGGATGAATCCCAAGTAGCGATGTAAGAATCAATACCACCAGAGGGGTGTGTTTTCATTGTGCTAATTTTTACCACCCCTTTAGTTACTAACTTTTCCATCTGCATCAATGCCCCATCAACATCCTTTGATTCATTAATATGTTTTGATTCCTTTAAAAATTCTGTGTAAGTTTTCATAATTATTTTCCTGAGTCTAGGTCTGGTGCTTTGTTGTATTTCCAATCGCTGGCTTTCGAGGGCCATCCCTCACTACAAGTATACTATGTCATAGTGAGGGAGGATTGCAAGAACTATTTCTTCATCAGTTCAACATATTCTTCGTGCAGCTTTCTGCCCATTTCAATCAATGAGGTTGCTTCTGTTACACTCAATTCATTATGTTCTGCAAACAATGCAACGGTTAGGTAGTTGTTGAAGTAGTCGAGAAACAATTCGCGTAAAAATTGGTTAGCGTTTTTCATATCTAATCTCCTAGTTTTTTTCGTCATTTCCTCAGTACAAAGGTATTATTTCATACTGAGGTGGATATTGCAAGAACTATTTCAATTTTACAAGAACTCTCAAGTGCAGACACTGAATGTTGTATCCACCAGCCATAATTGTTTCAACATTCACGTTCTTGATTCCTTTATCGGTAACAACTTTAAAGAATCCGTTAAACCCATCTTTGGTATCATACAGAGATTCGCCAAGAACTTCACTCACACCCGCTTTTTCTAGTTTCTTGGCAATACTGGCATTACGTTTCTTAACGACCATTTCACAATTCTTGACCATGAATTCTTCGATAAGCATTTTGTTACGACCGTTGAACACGTTGTACCAAGTCTTTCCACCAGCAATTGCGTGTAGCTTATCGTATTTTTTCGTGGTGTTGGTTATTTCCTTATACTCTTTTGAACGGATAAACTCTTTAACGGCTTCAAATCGTTCGACGCCCCACTTCTTAGCAGATTCAACAACTATTAAATCCATTGGTGCAAAAACTTCATCCAACTTTTGCATAATGTGTTTTGATGCGTTCATTTCTTTGATGCTTTGGTTGATCATAATGTAATCTCCTAGTTTGTTTCGTCATTTCCTCAGTACAAAGGTATTATTTCATACTAAGGGTCTGGCGTCAAGCTTTATCGAACAAAGAATTTCTTCACAAAATCCAGCTTCATTCCATTAACCACTGTATCACGCAACTCACATCGCCTTTGTGGTTAATGATTTTATTAAGCGTCATTACGAATTCTTCCTCATTGTTTGGAGTGTTTTAATATGATCTAGTCACTTTTTCAATGATCCGATAAATCGCTTTTATCGGCTCATTTGTATCAATCATAATCAATCACCACAGAAAGTTGTGTTTTGATTTTGTATTTTTGATTATCAAATACAAACGTATCATATTCATCATCATCGACATCACCCTCTACAATTAAATCATCTAAGATTTTCATACAGGCTTCTTTGCTTTTCTCCCTGACAATTAAAACTTCTTCGTTGGTAGAAAAATAATTAGCTGTAATAAATGTGTCTGTTGTTATATAGTTTGAATCGTAGAATACACCAATCCGCACATCATCCAAGTTATCTTCAACCTCTGGTTCTACTTTTACTTTGTTCACAAGTTCAAGAGACCTTGATGATAGTCGAACAGGATTTTTGCCTCCATAAGAACATGGCAAGGTATCAAATAAAACATACACATCAGAAGAAGAATTAAATTTCACAATTTTACCAATACGTCCCCAAACACTACACTCTGATACGACTTTAACTTCTTGACCTACTTTTACATCTTTAAAATTCATTATGTAATCCTTTTTGCATTGTTCATGAACCAACTACGGCTCACTTTTGTGATTTCTTTCGCACATTCTTTCCATTCAAGCTCAGACTCTTCAAGCTCGTCTTTGCTTTCTTTGATGATGTCAACATTCACCCACTTGAGGAATTGTCCCATGGCTTTCATGTCAAAGCCAATGTTTAATTCTGTCATTGCTTGTTCAAATCGCTGAATGGTTGCAAAGCGATCAGCAAAGTCAGCCACATCAGGACTCACTTCAACCTTCATACTTGCCGCAGACTTTGACTTGTTCACCCTGTGCGCTTCTGTCTTGGCCTTGAACATCAGATTCTTGTATGTGTTCCAATCGTTTGTGTCTGGATAGAATACCACGCCTTCGCCAACGCCTTCAACCCCAAATTCTTCTTTGATGTATGGATCAACCGTTTCGAAACTTTCAACCATTTTGTTGACATAAGTTTCTACTTGTGTCAGGTGATCAACATCACCGTTAAGACAAATGCTGATTTCTCCCATTTTCGGAATGATGTGAATGTCTGGATGATCAGCAATCCCCATATTCTCAAGCCCCGATTTAATAAGGTATTCTTCATTATCTACACGATCATGTCTATCATCACTATAGATGCGACGAAGACAAATTGGAAAAAATGCTTTCTTTCCAATTTTAGTCACTGCATCATTTTTCTGAATGCCTTGGCCAGCCCATTCACCATACAAAATATACGTAATTCCATCTGAGGTTTTATTAGAAAGAGAAAGCTCAGAAACCCAACGAGCAAAACCAGCATTGTCATTTTCTAGACTGAGAACGTTTTTACGAGATTGCGCGTATACTTCATTAGGTGTGAATACAATGCTTGCATTTGTTCCATGAAGTTTAGGCTTAGCAAAAAACGTATTCTTCTGAATGTTATATCGATAAGCTTCCTTAACTTTATTGTGAAGAGATTCCACCGATCCAAAACTAATGTGTTCCATATTATTAACTTCCTCTTAAATTCCTGTGATACCAGCGTCACGGATTTCTTTTTTAGTGATGTATTGACGAATTGCCCCATCTGGATACAAAGCAGTCATATTTCCAAGATCATCCCAAGCCATTGCTTGGATATTGTGTTTCTTGCTGCGAATTTGTGTAACGCCTTCTCGGGTAATCAAACCATCGTTGTATGAAACCCTTGCATAGATGTGTCCGAATTCTCTATCTTCCTGAACAGACTTCACAAATTCTTTGATTCGATTTGAGTTAGACATCGCATAAATCCTCTTCAATGAATAATCTATACCTAAACTATACCTGAATTCTTACTGAGAGGCAAATTTTTTTCTTCCTCACCATCTTCTAGCAAATCTAATACAGCCCATCTAAGATTAGCTTTTCTGGTCAATAGTCTATTATCACGAAATCCATTAGAAGAAGTCATTTTTTCTAGAAGCTCAATCATCTCAACCATCTTATCTGATCGAAAAACCATTTCTCGATCATTCATTAGATGAACATTCACGCTATTCATATACGTCAAAGTTTCTTTGATTTCTTTTAAGGAAGAAAACTCACTAAAGTCAACACGCATAGTTGATACCTGAAACCCACTATTGATATCAATGAGGTTTGAATTTTTTACGTATACTGGATTTTTTACAATAACAAACATAATTTTACCTATTTGTAAATTTTGTGAATTTCGCTTTTTGGAACACCCTTACCATGAACAAATTTCAAATGTCGTGCATCTGCGTACTGTTCAAATTCAAGGCCGTTACCTTGCGCTTTGCTTTAGCCATGATTCGGCCTCCTGTTGCGCGTTAAAGAAACTTGCGGCGGTGTGCCGCGCCGAGGCGAAACGCCTCTTGCCATGTTGGTGCCTCGAATCGGGCGCTTTGAAAGCCCGGGGTCACTGATGTTACGTAAGCGATAGCACCGCTGCCATCCCGATATTCCGAAGCTGTTATGCTGATGCCCTGAACCCGGCTCACGGCCGATCCGGTCATCAATCGGGTAACTGGGTTGTTGTCCCGGTCACGCTCAAGCGTATAGCGATAATCCGGAAGATCAGAGTCTGGAATCTGGGTCGCCCCGGTTGAGTAAAACATAATTCATTTCCTTTTAATTTCAGTTTTTGGTTTAGTTCGAGTTAATACTAATGGAATTTTTTGTATCCGTCAATCTCTTTTTCACATTTTCTTTCTGCTATCTCACTCCACATAGCGCCAGTGATTCTACACATATTTCCGTATTGTTCTAATAGCTTCTTCTTTTCGTCTTGCCATGCATCGAATGAGAATTGTAGCTCGTCATCTGTCATGTTTCGAATGTTTTCTGGTGTTGGCTTGTTATCTTTACTCATCTAAAATTCTCCCTTATGATTTTGTCCATCTGATCAATGGAGCATTCCCCAAAATCTTTTTCTGGACATTCTATATTTGGAAATGGGCCTAACCCACTGCCAGATTCATCTTCACCTTTATAAATCTTTCTCCCTAGTGAAAGCAACCAGTTCTTATAGGGTTTGCAGCTAGATGAAAGAAGAGCTACGGCTGGAATATTGTAGTTGTGGAACCTCACAGCATCAAAAACGCCTTCTGTGATAACTATAATGTCCTTTCTGTAGTCTAAACTTTCCAAACCCCAAATTGCAATCGGTTTTTCATTTTTTCTTCCATGGACAGAAGTGTAGTACCGACCCTCTCTAGGATTGTTTCTTTTTTCTTTTCCAGCGGCTGGTGTGTATTGCTGATATCCACACATCTGCCCTGATAAGTTCCATAACGTAAGGCAGGCAGCATCATCAGAAATGTAAACACCATTGTATCGTTGTATTTCAAAGTGTCTTGATTGTAGATGATCAATCATTTTTTGGCATTTCAATTTTTAATTTCCCTTCGATATAAGCCTTTATTATATCACCATGGCAATCTTTTGGTTTGCAGTGACAGCCAAGAACTTTACCTTTCAATCTGTCAACTTTAAATTTGAAGTCCTTATCAGTTTTTATCTTGTCGATGAAATAAGATTTGAACTTTTCGATAACATCTTCTCTGGTTCCATCCCTTCCAATAACATAAGGGTTTTGAAAAATACTGGGCCTGCCAATGTAGACATCGTATATGTCTTTTGATCTGTTCACTACTTTGCATGTATCATCGAATAAGAACATCATTCAAGTTTCTCAATCATTGGAGTAATTGAAAGAAAGCAGTCTCTGTCAATCTTTTTCACAACCAACAAGTATTTCTTTTCAAACTCATCTTCAATACAGAATGAATGTGATGATTTTGTTAGTTTGTAATAAACAACGTGTGAAATAAATTGACTGTATTCACCAAATCCTTTTGCACTCAGTGGCCACCACCAGTTCAGATTGATCTTGACTGGATCGGAAACATCTATTGTAAGAGGTTCAATAATGAATCTTTTCATGAAGATACCTCGATAACTTTATTAACAGGAAACGACAGCGATTTGCCACCAAGAGCCTTAGCATACACAGATTTTGGGCCAACGTCAACAAATTTTATCATCACAGCAGTGTTATTGATAAAAATTATACTGTTAGATTTCAAGTCCTTTGCGTAAATCATTTTATTAGCCACAAACTTTTCTCTATCAGAGTTTATAAATAGAAGTATAGCACATACAGAGGAAAAATAAAATGGAAAATTTTACTAAATTAGTTTGGACAGCACCAACCACGTTTGAAGATGGTTCTCCTATTGAAGAATCTATTGAATACGAAGTTGGTCAGAAAGTCAATGAAGAATTTGTTCCTATCTATACATTGGTTGGTGATTTACAGCCTGACGGTCAGTATGAAGCTCCACTAGCTGAACTTGAGCTTGGCAAAGGCGATCAAGAAATCGCCCTACGTTCATTTGTCAAGTCACGACCGAATTCAAAATCTGCGTGGTCTAATTCTGTAACTTTTACTATGACCGGAATTCCAATGCCTCCGGTGGATTTGCAAGTGCGTTAAGAAAAATTTGGAAAGAAATTTTAAAGTGGTTTGTTTCTCTTCTAAGTTAATAATTAAAACAGTGGGTATATAAATAAATGAGATTTTCTTTAAGTGGCACTACAATAACACAATCAGGTAATCTATAAATGTCAGTTTCATATGGAAACAACAAAGTAACAATAAACGGTTCGTTTGCTGACGGTAACGCATCAATATCAGGAACTACCCTTACTCGCACATCAGGCACAAGTTCTAGTTCTAGTTGGATTGGTAGGTTAATTGCTTTCGCTCCTTCAACTTCTAGTTCAACTGATACACAAGTTAGGTTAGTAACAGGAGTTTCTGGTGATAACATAACTGTACATGATGCTTGGAGAAACTTAGGTAGTGCTTCGGGAACTTTCCGTGTGGCTCACACTTGTCAAGATGTACACGATATCGGAAACTCTAACTTAAAAAAAATTGGCGATAGTAGTTTCCAGTGGGATGCACAGTGGGACATTATTAATGATGGCTTTTTTGGTGACACAGACATATCCCTAGAAATGAAGCATGGAGGCAGTGGACTTTTGTGGAATATTGATTCAGGAACAGTAATCCAGTTTGGATTGTTGTGGGGTGGAGAAAAGAATAACTCAGTAGAAACAACTAACGGGTGTAACATATTTTTTAATAAAACATCAACGGTTGGTAATAGTTACTACAAAAACGATAATAGCAAAGACAGCAACGGGGCAGTGATTAACTATTACGGGTCGCTGATTCAAACTAAGAATCCCACATCAGGTGATTGGAGCTTTCAACGTATGAGAGGCCCGACTCGATTTATTGGCTGTTCTTTTGATGGCCCAATGGGTGGGAGATTTTACCATGAAGCTACTGAGTGGGCGCAATGTCGTATGTCTGGTAATAATAACGCTGTCCCTGCTTGGTCATTAGGTGCTACTTTTACACGCCCAGTGTCTTCTGTAATATTCTTCCAGAATGACACAGTGATGAAAAACTTTGAATCTTTTACTGGTACTTTCAGAGATACTATTTTTACCGATAGTAATGGAACTGTTTTTAATAATGCAGGTGATGGACAAATTGACTTTATTGATTGTACAACTTTTGGTACTGACTCTGGTGATGCCCATCAATTTAAATCAGTAAACTATGTTACAACTGATTCAAGTGGTGCAGCTTTAGAAGATGTTTGCGTTAGAATAAACGCAGCTAATGATAGCTCACCCAATCCTGTAATAAGTGATGCAAGCGGCGTAGTTCCTGAAATACTTGCAGAGTTTCAAGAAGCTAATACATACTTTGGGCCTTTTAGAATTAGAATTAGAAAGTACGGTTATGTTTGGGCTTCATTAAACTCTCCAATTAGTGATGCTATAAAACAAAGCGTAGCATTAAGCGACGATAATTTAGTTACTCAGTCTTTGTCTACTGCCTTAGCGCATACAGGAATTACAATTGCAGATACCTCGCCCGTTACATGGAATGGCTTACCCTTTTCAATAACAGTTACCGGTGACACTTCGGTAAACTCAGGTTTAACATTGACTGATATACAACATTACTTGCAAGCAGTGCTAGGTAGGAACAATAGCATAGGTGGTAAATCTGGTGGGTTGCTTTGGCACGACTTAATACCAATGGCAGGTAGTTCAACTGTAAGAGCATCTTACTCAAATGGCAACAAAGGCGTAAGAGTCATTGATCAAAACGGTAATCCATTTGCCGGTGTATTAACTATGCAGTCAGATAACGGGGCAATATATACTCCCCCTGTTACTAGCACACTTACTATAAAAATAAACCAAACAGGGTGTGATGTAGTAATCCTAGAAGCAGGCACTGACAACGTGTTGGCAAGTGTTGACGCTCAAGCAGGTAACACTTTCCTGTATAACTTTAGCGGAACGTTTGATGTTGATATAGGTGTTATTAAACCCGGTTTTCAAGTTAATTATACTTACGGCTATTCGCTTACTGGCAATAGTGCAACACTACCTATTTCTCTTAGAGTAGACAGGAATTACTTATGATAAGACAAATTATCGAAACAACCGATGGGAAGTATATTGGGTTTGTTTTTGATGATCAAACCGCTATTATTTTGGGAGGTTCATCATTCAGACCCACAAAAATTCAGGATTTAGGAAATGGGATAATAAAGTATTCAAACTCAAACTATGTTGTAACTACAAAAACAAAAGGTAAAGTATAATGGCTAAAATTACAGATAGATCAAGTCTCAACGTAGGTACTGAGTTACTTATAGACGAGGTAGCAAGAACATTTGGACTGAGTGAAACAGGGGCTGGCAATAATTTAACAGCAAAGGATGGTGTAACTATTCAGGCTCTCTATTCAAAGTTGGTTGACTTGTGGGCAACATCTACATATCAAGACAGTCCATTCCCGATGAACGCACTCGATGCTTTGTCTGGTCAGTATCAGATCGGTATTGATGCTGGTGGTAATTCTAACGGATGGGCACCTCTTAACGACTTCACAAGGCAGGTCATGAGGGATGGTGGTTGGGAAGAGTACAACGATGCTGGTACTCTGTTGCGTGTGTATGCTGGTGTCGTAGGTCTGGGATCAATCAGTGACGGTTCACAACCATACTACCAAATTACATCTACATCTGCTCCTGTAGATTTTACATTTACGGATCAGGTTAACGAAGGTATTCAAGTTTTTGGTAATGCTGATAACGGTAGTTTTGACAACAGAACATTCTTTAAAGGCTTTGTTCGTGAGCAAGGTAAGATTTTTGCTGATTCTGTGTTGGCGGATACTGGTAAAACAGATACCGGTGCTTTTATTGTAAACCTCTTGTTGTCTAACCAAGACGATTTGAAGATTACAGAAACAGATGCAAACATAGCAACAAACGCTCCTTATACCGGAATCAATGTTGAGTATTTTGCGACTGATCAGAATAGATTGGTTGGTGGTACTAATTACCCTTACCAAGTAATTATTGAAGGCAATGGTGCAACACTAGAAGAGATTTATGAAAAGATTCAATACCTGCTACGTCAGAACAGTGACATTGATAATGGTACTGGAAGTGTAATTGGACAAACAGCAGATGCTTTGCTTGCCTTTGTTGGCGAAACGCTGGTAACTGCTACAGGTGTTTATGTTGATAATATTCAACAAGCTGATAGCAACCGTATCGAGTTCACTGATCAGAATGGTATTGTTAGAACTAATCCGTTTACGGCAGCGGGCACTCTTAACTTCAATGATATCATGGTGGGTGCTGGATCAAGTTATCGTTTGATTTATACTTCTCCCGCTGGTGCAGATAATAACTATGGTGAATCTGGTGCTATTACAGTTCAAGATTCTAGTGGTTCTGATATAACTGGTGTGATTACATCTGGTTCTATCGGCTTTGACTTTGACTATGACGGTGATTCTTTTGGTGGAACAGCAGGTACAGACAAGGGTGTTACTCTTATAGGTATACGCCCTAACGCTTCTAAGTTCGCAGTAGCCACAGGTACACTAACTCGAAGCAAAGCTTTGACGCTTTCATTGGTAGCAGAAAGAGACCGCGCATATATCTAAGGTGAATTATGGCTATTACATTTGATCCAGAAAATAAAATTATTAACCTTGATTCTTTTACAGTATCTACTAACCAGTTATGGACAGCTTTTGTTGACTGGTCTGTGTTAGGGGATAATTTAAAATACGGACCAATACTTAGACAACTTGGTGGTCAAGTTCCTGTAGCTCTTTATATATTTCTTCAAAATGGTTGGCGAGTTAGACCAAGGGAATCAAATGGTGTAACAACAATTTCAGGCAACTTGATTGTTGAAGAAGGCGGAAACCCTATTGCACCAACACTTGGAAATTTTCAGGTGTTGGTCAATTTGGAAACTCCTGTACAAGCTACAGCAATTTCTGTTAATGGAAGTGGTGGTGTTGTTGATAATAGTTTGTTAACTTCTTTGATACAATCAATCAAAGACAAAACAGATAACATGGTATTCACTAAAGAAAACGAACTTGACGTTAATCAATTGTCCATCAACAATTCTAAAGTGTATGGGTCTGGTTCTGATAATGACAAGTGGAGAGGTACTTCCTAATGTCTGGATTTGATGAAAAGAGTTTCAGCACACAAGCATTTAGCACTAGATCATTCCTTATTGGTTTTTTGACAAATGCCATAACTTTTATAAAGTCTCATGTCGGCGGGTCAAATGTTTACATAAGGGAAAAATTGAAAGCTGATAAGACTTTTGCAGAGTCAAAATTGGATGCAAAGGAAACTGAAATAGTCCCAAATATTAACATAGGCAAATAACTATGATATTTTTAAATAATAGTCAATACTTGGGTGTTAAAAAAATTACATCAACTAATGAAGCTGGTTATCTTGAAAACGCTTCTGTTGTTGTTGATATTTTTAAAACAAGTGAAGAATTGATGGCCTCTGTTACTCTATCTCATATTGGTGGTGGTGAATATAGGGCAGATATACCTATAGATTTACCATTTATTGATAACCGAAATTATATTCTTGTGACTAAGATTAATGCTGATGGATTAAAAGGTGAATGGAGACAAATAGTGATTGCAAAAATTCGAGAAATTTAATATTAAATTTCTCTCAAAAAGAAAGCCTCTTAGACACACTCTAAGAGGCTTTCTTTTTGCCCTATGCGTTCATGTAGGTCTATGTTTAAAGTTGTGTCATCAAGCTCTCACACAGTCCCATCACAAATTTTTAGGATGTTTCAAAGGGAACCGAACATCAATTATGTTTGGAGAAGAAGCCATTCAAGAGCGTGTAATTTATCCATTTAAAAAGTCTCTTTGTCTTCTTTGTAAATCAGATAATCTTCATGTGCGTTAAAGATTAATGAATCCGCTATCAAGCATTCTTCCTCTGAAACAGCCATACACTGTTCTGATATCGCTTCTGCCATTTTGTCAGCATGATACTGAATTAAAAAAATATGTTCTTGGAGATATTCATAACACTTAATCATATCCTTGTTAGAAGTAGTTTTTATGATATTAAATTCAACACCTTTCTTTATTGACTCATTAACGACATCTTCTATATTTTTTCCTTGCAATATTAAACTTTCTAGTTTATCTCTGCTCATTCTACACACCACTTCTCATAGGAATTGTTTTTATCAGGCCAACCATATTCTCCATCTGAGTCATGCCAGATTTGCCACATTTCGCAGTATTGTATTGACACATTCATTTCTTGACTTTGTTGCTTTTTTTTTGGTGCTAAGATTCCCATGATAACAATCAAGACAGCAACAATAAAAGTACACACGAGAAGTGGATCAGAATATTCTTTGTTCATAATAATTCTCCTGAGTTTAATGGTGGGCCTACCGTGATTCGAACACGAGTATAACGCATTATGAGTACGTTCCATTAGACCGCTATGGTATAGGCCCGTTTCATTTATATGTCTTCAAGTGAACTAACAAGACCGTCAAAATCTTCTGTTGGGCCTAGTAGTTCTGCTAAAGCATACACGGTATCAATATCAATTTCAAGATTACCAGAAAGAAATTCTAGATAATCAGCACGATCTTTGTATCCCAAATTCTCATAAACGCTCATTATTCTTCTCCTGAATATTTGCCAACATAACACACGTTGTTATAAACTTCTTGGCTGATATCACCATCTTTACACAGGCTATCAGTCCAGTCATTGAAAGACTCATTAAATGCGATACTATCATCTGCATCATAAGTTTCAAGAACCATTGGCGCGATTTCTTCATCAAAACGGGCTGAAAATTCACGATCAATATAAGTTACGTTGCTCATAATATAGTTTCCTAATTCAAATTGGTTGGTCAATCTCTCAGTGCAAGGGCATCTTCTCATACTGAGGTCTGAATTACAAGGGATTCTTTTCGAAATATGTGTAAATATTTTCTCTGACCTCTGTATCAGACATTCCAAATTTCATAGCGTCACAAATGTCGTCAAAAGGTATCAATAAAAATGCTTTTTCAATTTGTGTGTCTGTTGGTGGAACCTCTAAAAATTCATACAAAATTTCTGATAAACAATCTTTTCCGTTTTGACCCAATCCGTCAAGCCAGTACAACCTTCTTACTGAATTTTCAAAATCGCTCATACTTTCACTTTTCCCATAGTCAAGTAAAGTTTGGTGGTATTTTCAAAAACGGGTTTTAAGTCCTCTGCGTAAACGTTTTCAATAGTTTCACGAACTGTGTAAGTGTGTCCACGAATCCAACCAAACTCAAGATCATAAAGATCATTTTCATTTAACAACACTTTGAAATAATTAGCAGGCTTTGAATTGATGGTGGTTTTCATGTGCTTCATAGAAACACCACCACGTTTTTCGTTGTGGGATACAAGATTTTTAGCGCCAATCATGTATGTGCTACGACCACCACCAAACTGCTCAAGAATTGTATTTGCTACAGACATTATCTAATCCCCTAGTAAAATTTTAAGCAGACTCAGTTTTAGAAACCCATGTATATATTCCGTTTGCGTAGGAATAATCTCCTACTGATTTACTATAGTCTGTGTCGTGGTAAATTGCACTACATTTTACGATAAAAACTGCCTGACTTAATGTTAGCGTTTTCTTTTCAAACAAACTATTTGTAAGAACTTTATCACAATCTTTCATTGTATACAATGATTTTTTTGGTAGAATTAGATTCTTTGAAACAACGTCTGAATATTTCATTGTTAATCTCCTAAGTGTTTCTCAATTTCTACAACCAGTATAAGTCATTTTGTATATGGGGTCAAGTCCTATTTTTCTTTCTTGCAGATTTCTTTTGCTTTCTCTTTTCTATCCTATCTTTTTTTGACATCCTACTTTTCTTATTATTGTGTTTCATGGTACATCGTTTGTTTGGATACTGAACCCAAAAATTTTCTTTTTCAGGGGCAGAAAGAGAATTATCCAATCCCCAATCCATATCTTGAATTGCATTAACTAATCTTATCAATTTTCTATCCATGATAGTTATTTCCTATTTTGGCATTTGGAGTTTATCGTAAAAGGTTCGTTCACTGGTTTCAGTATCAAACACACTGACCTTAACCTGTTCTGTCATACTGATGACCTTGGCTTGCCAGTGCGCCACCTCTTCAATCCCTGTAGAGCAATGACGTTCAGGGATTGAATTGTCTGACCAGAAAATGTGAATTACGTATCTCATGAGAATTCCGTTATATTACGTTTGCGGTCAACAATATACATGGCACCTTGGGCAATGTCTGCGGGAGTTGGTATCAATGCGTTGAAACTGTTGTCATAATCAATGACAGAGAATTCGTTCATACCCATGTCAACCACCAACACAAAATTCTCATATCGAGCTTCGTCTGAGGTAAAGGCATTCATTGCAGCTTGTGTGATGCGGTGTGTGATGAATAATTCCATGATGTAGTTCCTTTTGGTTTGGGTAGGTATTTCTCAATTTCTACAGTCAGTATAAAGGAATTTTGGATGGGTGTCAACCATCCATTGAATGAATTTTTGTTATATTAAGAGAAAAGCAATTAGCCTTTCTAATAATTATCATTTTTTCTTCATCACTAATTTTTCTAAAATCACAATAGAATTTGTTTGATTTTTTCATATTGCAATCATTACACAATACTTGCAAATTATCAAAATCAAACTCCAAGTTTGGATAGCGACTTCTAGGAAATATATGATCTATATGACAAGGCCCACCAAGTACACCACACCGCATACATCTCTTTCCATAATTATTAATAACAACTTGTCTTAAATTTTTCCATCTTTTAGACATAAAAAAGTTTTTTTGCTTTTTATTTTTATATTTGTATCGGGTTCTGTGTATATATACTTTTTTGTATTTTCTCGATGGTAATTTATAGTCTTCTTCTTTTGTTAAAGAAACAATCCAAAGAAGAATTTCTATTCTGTTTTTTATTGTTACAGGAAGAAATATATCACAAAGTTCTAGTCTTTCAGATACATGATACACATCATCTGAATCAAAAACAAGTCCTTTTTCTTTTTTTTAGTATTTTTAGTGCTTTTCTGTATTTCATATTTTTATCCCTTTATGTTGGGTAAAATACTAACACACTAAAAAATTCCTGTCAACAACCACGTTATAAATAGTCATGTGATCAAAATAGCTAGGAATCAGCATGGCAGAAAACGTAGCTCCACCAAATAAACGCGGTCAATATCACCAAGGGATTTATAACATACAAAACCCTGATAAATATTTGGGTGATCCTAGAAAATGCGTTTTTCGGAGCGGCTGGGAAAAGAAGGTATTCAAGAAATTTGACCTCAATCCAAAAGTGGTGGCATGGGGGGCAGAAATTATAGAAATTCCTTATGTTTCTCCTAAGACTAACAGAGTTCATCGTTATTATCCAGATGTTTTTGTGGTTGCAGATAATAACGGGGTAAGAGTTATTACACTGATTGAAATCAAACCCCTTAGAGAAACACAACTTCCAAAGGCTAAAGGTAAGAAAAAAGAACGATACTTGAACGAAGTCATCACTTATCACGTTAACAAAGCAAAATGGAAAGCAGCAACAGCCTATTGTAAAAACAAAGGTTGGGTATTTAAAATTATGACGGAGGTTGAAATTCAACCATGAGTATATCATCAAGTATGTTTAAAAAGCTGGATAATGATCTGGATAATGAAAACAGAAATAAGCGAGGCGCTTACAGCGTACTTTCTTTTCCACAAGACATTGATATCAATGGCACACGAAATGTCATGTTCATTAACATCAATGTGGTTGAAGGCTCAAAATACGCGGGAAAGAAATATAAAATTGTTGATGGTGAAGTTCCAGTTTATCAACAATCATCGTCAGGAAGCCTTGCCCGTAAGATGAAAGGTTCGACAAGACGTATTGATAAAAGCATTGCGTTGTATATTCCTAATAACATTCAGACAGCGTATGGTGCAGATTGGAACACAACCAATCTAGAGAGTGTTGGCAGTGTTTTTGATGCCGCAACCAGTATTGGTGACTTGTCAGGTACACAGTCGTGGAAATCCATGTGGGAAGCTGCAAAGACTGTTGCACCAGATGCTTTGTTAAACACACTTGCAGGTGCGACACAAACACTTACCGGTGTCAACACAAAAGACGCAAAGCAAGCATACACTCGAAGTATATCTAACCCCTATACAGAGGTTATCTTTAACGGGGTACAGAACAGGTCATTCAGCTTCACCTTCAAATTTATCCCAAAATCAGAAGAAGAGCAAAAGATTATCAAAAATATTATTGATCTTTTGAAATTTCATCGCGCACCAGAAATTAAGTACGGAAATGTCAATAATTACATGAAATTCCCATCGGAATTTGATATTTCTTTTTTAAACAAAGGAACAGAAAACGAATTTCTTTTTAAAGTGTCTACCTGTGCATTAACAAACATGAGCGTATCATACGGGGGTGATAATACTTTTTCAACATACACAGATGGTTCGCCATTCTTTACAGAAATAACGCTTGAATTTTTCGAGCTTGAAACGCTTTCAAAACAAAGACATACGGAAGGATTTTAAGATGGCTTATTTTAAAAAGTTTCCGATTATACTGAATTATTTAATGGGTGGTAATTCTTACACAGTGGTTGATGTTGCAAAGCGATCCTTTTACATCAATCCACTTTTTAAAAACCCTAGTTATTATATTGAGTATGACTTAAAAGAAGGCGACACGCCTGTTATACTAGCTGATAAGCTTTATGATGATGTAGAACTGGCATGGGTGATTCTCCACTTCAATGAGATTGTTGATTATTATAATGAATGGCCCATGGAACAAGAATCACTCGTTCAGTATATTGTAAATACTTATGACGATCCGTATGCAAGACACCACAGTGTAAGTATTCAGACAGGGAATTTTGTTCAGGTTGAACACCCTGCTTATGACAGACTGGATGTTAACAATTACGAATATGAAACAGAAGTGAACGATGAAAAGAGAAGTATTCGTTTGATTCGAACAGACTATATTGGTGATTACGTCAATATGCATGACGAGGAAGCTGAAAGGCTATGAAGTATACACAAAATGGTTCGTATGTTCTTAAAAAGTTAGAACTGCAATTTGATGATGGTGTTGCTCATAACCTGATACCATTGTTTATGGATGTTTCTATCTATGAATCCATGTTCAGTGTTGGTATGTCTGGAAATATCACAATCATGGATACCAATTCAATTTACAATGAAAACTTTCTAGGGAACGGCGAACGTGTTGAGATTGTTTTTGAAACATCTGGAACCAACAAAGAAATTTCAGTCAGTGGAATTGTGTATAAGTGTTCACCACCAACACGCATTAACGAACACACATCGGGGTTGCTTTTAAATTTTTGTTCAGATGAAATTATTAACAATTCAAGAACACGAGTCACCAAATCATATAATGATGTGTGTTCGAATATTGTCAAGTCTCTTCATGAAAAAATTTCGACTAAGAAATTTATAAGCGTAGAAACAAAAGAAATTAATCACTTTGTAGGGGCTAATCAAAACCCGATTCAGGTCATTGCTAATTTGTCGCGCCGTTCCATGTCAGTTAACAATGAAAGCGGGTATCTTTACTTTGAGAACAATCAACAATTTTGTTATTTTCCTATTGAGTATTTGTACAAGCAAGAACCAATCACACAGTACAAATATAAGACAGCCAACATTTATGATGATGTTTCAAAAAAAGAAGAAGAATCATTTTCAGCCATTCAAGATTATTCTATTATTGATGTCCCTGATTTCATGCAACAGATTGATGATGGTGTGTTGGGTTCAAGTAGCACAAACTTAAATTTGCTTGAAAAAAGCTTCTACAAAAGTGAATATGACAATATAAGCCAGTTTAACAAAACAAATTCGCTGGCAAAGACTCCAAACCTTAATAATGAGCTAGTAAATAACAAGAACACAGACAAACTTTATACCTATGTTGATGATTTTCAGAAACCTTTTCAGAACTTTAGGTTAAAAAATATCAACACTATTTTAAACACACAGAGATATGCGGCAAGAATAACCGTGTTTGGTGATACAAACAACGTGTGTGGAAGCATCATTATTTGTGCTTTGCCAGTGTGGGGTACAGAAGCTAACAAAGGAAAAATCCCAGACCCCTATTCTGGTAAGTTTCTTGTAGCTGAAATAAAACACACACTAAAAAGAACTCAATACACACAAACTATGAAATTAGTTAAAGACGCATTTGAGGTTGGTAAATGATAGGAACGCCGTTTATTCCATTCTGGGGCTTTGTAGAGGACGTGAACGACCCAGAAAAATTAGGTAGGGTTCGGGTCAGGGTTGTCAGTTATCACTCTGAAAACCCTTCTGAGCTACCCACAAGCCAGTTGAAATGGTTTATGTGCGTTGTTAATAACTCAGAATCACAAGGTGGCATTGGCACAAACCCAAAATACAACATCGGGTCTTTGGTGTTTGGTTATTTCATTGATCAGACATTACAAAACGGAATGATTATTGGTTCGTTGAACGGTATACCTGATGGTATAAACGATATCAACAAGCTTGCCAGAAATGAAGACATTGATGAAACAATTGTCAAGAAAAAGAAAGACAGTGTACGCAATAACGTAAATACAACCAAATCAACATGGTCAGAACCAGAAACACCTTATAACAGTGTATATCCAAACAACAAAGTAACAGAATCAAATTCGGGACACACGTTTGAAACAGATGATACAGAAGGTGCTGAAAGACTTCATGTATATCATAAAACAGGAACATTTTATGAAATACACCCAAATGGATCACAGGTAGTTAAGGTTGTCAAGGATGATTATTCTATTGTGATGGGTGATGATTACGTTTGTATCGAGGGAAATGTATCTAAATATGTTGGTGGTAATGATGATTTAGTTGTTAATGGTAGTCAAGATGTCACCATTGCAAAAACTAGAACACATGATGTAGAGGGTAAAGATACACTACGAGCGCCAGAAATTCAACTTGGTGAAGATGCTGCTGTTGAACCTTCTGTACTAGGCGACAAATTAGCATTATGGATTGTAAGTGAATTGGTGCCTTGGTTAAATAACCATACACACATCGGCAACATTGGCTTCCCCACAAGTCCAGCCGCAACTGGTACACTAGGCCCATTTGTTCCCGGTACTGGTGCTAAGGGCGGTGCTGTCTATTCAAAGGTAAACACAAATCAATAATGCTTACTCCAAATACATTCTCATATAGTTTTGAATCATTCATGAACAACTACATATCACTGGTTCAACCGGAAAAGCCTGATGATTGGGATGATGTTGTTGATGAGTTTACGCCAGAAAAAAACAAGTTTGTTTCAAAAACAAATGACGATGGAAGTATCACACAACCAGTGGGTGATTATCCATCTTCTTTTGCATCATCGTATGAAGAATATTCATTAGAGGGGGTTGTGCTTGGTTCTGTGCATGGCGCACAACAACCAATAATAATAGAATCCTTTATGAGAACTTTTAGTAATTCTATTATTGATTTTGCAACAGCACTTGCTAACTACTGGGGAACCGTTCTTGTAATAAACGGATTACCTTTACATGGTGGTGTGTCTGTTATATCTGTAGTTAATGATGCGCCTTCTAAAATTGCAGCATTTCAGGATGCAATTTTAGCAAGCATTACAACTGAGTATAAATATCCTGTGATGAACCATTTAATGGAAAATATAGAAGCCATAGCATTACCACAAGTAACGTGGATAGTAACAGAAATGATGCCAAATGGCAGTCCTGCATCATTTCCAGAAAAGGTTTTTTAGTATGCGCCGTGATATAGATATTTCTTTTACAACACACCCACTAACAGGCGATCTGGCTACTAAGTCTGGTGTGGCTGCAATCAATCAGTCGCTTCGAAACATCGTACTCACTAATTTTTACGAACGTGGGTATTTTGTAGAGTATGGAACGAACGTAAAATCTTCTTTGTTTGAAAATAATGTAGGTGATGTATTTTTTCAGGGTATTCGACAAAACGTTATTCGTGCTATTGAAAACTTTGAACCGCAAGTAGAAATTATTGAGGTTGAAGTTTTCACTCCTGATGACCCTAACGCAATCACCATAAACATTTATTATTCTGTTATAAATACATTAGAAGAACAACAATTAAGCATTAATTTTTAAAAAAGGTATATCATGGCTAACCAACTTAATGTCACATCTTTGGACACCGAAGACTTAAAACAAAGTCTTATTAGTTTTGTTCAAGAAAAACCTGAGTTCTCAGACATTGATTATGAAGGTTCAGCTATCAACACCATTGTTGATCTTTTGGTTTATAACACAAGCTTTACTTCGTATCAAGCGAATATGGTTGCCAACGAGTCTTTTCTAGACACGGCACAAATTCGAAGAAACGTGGTATCACACGCACAAAAATTGTCCTATGTTCCAAAATCAACCACAGCTTCACGACTCATTTGTGATATTGAAGTTATTCCTGTACAAAAAACCAACATCCCTACCTCTATTGTCATGGATGCTGGCACACAATTTATTGCATCAAGCGACAACGTTTCATTCACATTCATTAACAATGAAGCTTATGTTCTTTCATATTCAAACGTTTCTCAGTCTTACAAAGCATTCAATGTAGACTTATATCAGGGACAACGTATCACAGAACGATACACATATGCTAGTGAGTCTATTAATCTTTCTAATACAAATGCTGACACAGCAACAATGTTGATCAATGTTAACTCTACGCCTTACACAAAGGCTACAAGCATTGATGAGTTTAGTAATACAGCATTGGTTTACTTTTTAGGAGAAAACCAGTATACACAGCCTGTTATTGAGTTTGGTAAAAATATTCTAGGTCTTGAGCCTAGTGATGGCGATATCGTTACCATCACCTATATTGCAACCGAGAAAGACAGTGCAAATGGACTGAGTAACTTGGTTCCAGCATCAACGATATCTGGATACAGCAACATCGTAACCACAGTGACAACGGCAGCATATGGTGGGTCAGAAAGAGAAGATATTGATAGCATCCGTTTTCAAGCGCCAAAAATATATCAAGCACAAGACAGGGCTTTAACAGATACTGATTATATTCCTATCTTAAAAACAAGATTTCCTTTTATTAGGTCTGCTATTGCGTGGGGTGGAGAAACAAACATTCCACCAGCTTATGGAACGGTTTTTATTTCTATCTTGAGTGATAGTGGTCAAATCACAACATCCGTTAAGCAACAGATGGTTTCTTTTCTTTCAACAAAGAATGTTGGTTCTGTAACACCCACTATTGTTGAGCCTGATATATTCCATGCCAATCTAAACATAATTTTTTCATATGACAACAGACGCACCAACTTGAGCTTTTCAAGCCTTGTGGCTGCTATTAAAAATGTGGTCACAGAATACAATGAAGAAATATCCGATTTTGGTTTGTTTCTAAACCCATCGGAATTGATTTCAAGAATCAAGATGATTTCTGGTATTACCAGCGTAGACATTAATAAACTTGTTTACAAAGATGTGAATGTTTTAAACTTTGAAAATCCTTTGTACTCAGTAAATTTTAAAAATGAAATCCATGTTGGATCATTGGCTATTGATGGATTTTCTGTAGCTAACAATTCAACAGAAACAAAAGTATATGATGACAAGTTGGGTAATGTATTTTTGTCTTATGTAGATAGCTCATCAATAACCAGAGTTTCTAACATAGGTACAATTGATTACAAAACGGGTGAAGTTGAATTTGCTCTGAACATAATTGATGGAACAGAAAGTCTACGAGTTTTTGTTCGGCCATTACAAGATAATTTTTACGTCAATCAGAATCAGATTATTAGTATTGATCAAACAGATATTGAGCTAATACAAATCACTACAAGAGGCACTTAATACATGCCTAGTATAAAAGATAACATTTTATCACAAATACCCAGTCATATTGTTGAGAGCTATCCAAGGTTCTTAGACTTTATCGCCGCGTATTATGAGTGGTTGTCACAAGATGAAAATCCCTATGCAAATATTAGGGATCACCTTGATTACATGGCTTTTGAAAAGACGCTGGATTCTTATGTAGAACACATGAAAAACGAATATCTTACTGATATTCCTGATAGTGTGTTGTTGGATAAAGAATTGTTCATCAAGTGGTCAAAAGATTTTAACTTGGCTCGTGGTTCCCATGAGTCTTATAAGTTTTTGTTCAAGACTTTGTTTAACGAACAAACTACAGAAATGTACGTTCCAAAAGACAACATTCTGAAAACCAGTGACGGTGAGTGGAATTCTGGCGAATCTTTGATTTACGTCACGTTCAATGCCAATAACTTTGAACAATTCCAATTCCAATTGATAACTCAGACACGCCCTATCTATCAAGACATCGTAGAGGTTGCCACAGCTTCTGTGCAGGGTGTTAAGACAAGATATGTAGGTCGATACGTGGTAACTGAACTGACGCTCTCAGGGATCAGTGGAGAGTTTAAAGAGGGGTTCCCAATTGAGACAGAACTTGGTGCTAGTGAATGGCTTATCCCTGTTGTCAACAATGTTGACATCACAGATTCAGGAAGTGGCCACCAAATCGGCCAAAGAATCCTTATTGATGGAATGACCACCAACGAAGTTGTTAGATTGGCTAACGTAGATGGTTCTTTTGACACAAGAATAACTTCATTCTTCAACAAAAACGATGCGACCGTGTATATTAACGATGTGGCCACGATCAACTATCTTTACGATGGTCGATTTATTGTCAGTGATGATATTAGTCAATCGGATGAAATAAAAGTGGTTATACCTGCTTATCAGGGGTATATCGTTATTGACAGCATAGATGAATCACAGGGTGTGAAAACAGTTGACATCCTAGATTTACCGATTGGAAAAAATGACACGTACACTCTTTCTACTGATGTGTCAAGTAGTTCTTTTTCAGGGACACCACACTTTGGTCTTGTCAAGTCTGTTAAAGGATATTACAGCGGAACCAAAGGTCAGTTATCCTCTAACATGTATATTCAAGATAGCTTCTTTTACCAGAACTATTCTTACGCCATTAGAACACAACAAGATTTCTTGGCATATGCAGACATCGTAAAACAAGTCTTGCATCCAGCGGGTTTCTTGTTGTTTGGTCAGTTGAGCTATCTCAGTGTTATTGAATTGATTTTACAATATCAAGATGACATTGAAATTCCTAACACAGTTCAAACACTTTTACCTAAATATGGTTTAGGTGGTAATTATAACTTTATAAATAGGTTTAAGGACAAAGCTTCTATTAGATTGTATCGACAGTCTTTCTTTGACGCACTGGATCAGGATTATTTGAACGGTGAAGCTGGTTATGATCTTGAGTCGAAATTCTTAGCAGATCGTATTGCAAGCTATGAATACCCAAACAAGAAAGGGTGGATGAGTAAATCAAATGCTGCTGATTATTTTCTTTACGTACCTCAAGAATACACAGAAGAAACAGAAAGCGGTATACAATATTTTGAAACTGGGTATACATCTATAAGAACTCCACGATCATTGATCATTAACTTTGATACAATCATTGTTTCTTAAACGTAGGATATAAAAATGCAGTTTAGAACATTCTTCGCACAAGATGAACTTGGTAATACAGTTGCTGCAACAGCCACAGTTTATGAACAGGGAACCAATACAGAAGCATCAATATTTTCTATTGATGGAACAGCTATTGCTAACCCTAATATATCTGATTCTGGGGGTAAGTTTGCATTTGCTGCTGCCGATGGTATTTATGATCTTTTGATTGTTGCAGGAACAAGAAGTTATTCATCTGTTATTGAATTTTTAGATGTTAAAGATGCTATTGTAGAAGTAAGTGGTCTTGTTGATAATGCACAAACTGCCGAAACCAATGCCGCTAATTCTGCATCCACAGCAACGACAGCCGCTTCTGATGCTGTAAGTAATCACGTAGCGTTACCTGACCCACATACACAATACGAACCTAGACTAAGTGCCAATATGGTTTGGGATAGTGTAAGTGATGACTACAGCCGTGATAGATTTACGTCAGGCATTACCCCGATCCATGAAGCTATGCGCCGTTGTGTTGTGCGTGATGATAAGACAGTCGCTTATTATCTTGATCCCAACGACAGCAACTTAAAAGCAGATGGTTCGCCTTCTGACTTAACCGGTACCGATGGTCAGGTAATGGTTGAAATACGTAAATTCTATGTACGCATTTCCAAACTGCTCAACGGTAAGTACAAGCGAGAGATTAGCGAAGTTCACAAATCAGGATTTGTTGTGCATCCAGCTTTTGCTATCGGTGGTACATTGCAGTACGACCAGTCTGTAGGAATGTGGCACTACTTTGGCAATACAGGCGAAAAGTCTGTTACCTACGTCGGCGCGTATCAAGCCAGTGTGTACAGTGCAAGTGGTGCCACACATATTGACGGCTTAAACCTAGATAACAACGACAGTCGTGTAGACACTGCGACAGATACTCTTGCAAGTGTGTCGGGTAAGTACCCTATGGTTGGCTTAACACGCGACCAGTTCCGTACTCTTGCAAGTAACAAAGGTGAAGGTTGGAGCCAATGGGCTTTTTGGCAGTTGCAAGCGGTAAAGCTACTGTTCTTTGTTGAGTACGGTACGTTCGATGGCCAAGCTGCTTTGACAGATGGCAACGTTAATGTAAGCGCCGGTTATCCATCCAGCTCAAGTGACCAAACTGACTCACCACACAGTGTTTCGGGCAAATCAGATACTTCTGGTAATGGCTCCGGTGGTGTAGACAGTTCAACACGCGACACAGCGTGGCTATCTTATCGAGGCATTGAAAACTTTTGGGGTAATGTTTGGCAGTGGTGTGACGGCTGGAATATTAATGATCAACAGTTTTACGTAAGCAACGATTCAGTTCTGTTTGCGGACAACACAGCGACAGGTTACGGCTTGATCGGTGAACCTGCACCAGCGCCCAATGGTTACATTCGTAATGTGCAACATCAAACGCTAGGTGATGTTCCGTCTGATATAGGTGGTAATTCAAGCACTGCTTTTGCAGATTATCTATATACAAATTCTGGATGGCGTGTAGCGCTTGTAGGGGGGCGTGCGGTCGCTGGTGCGTCTGCCGGTCCGTCTTGTGTCGCCGCGAGTTTTTTGTCGGGGGGTCGGCTTCGCTACGTCGCCGGGCGGCTTGCTATCGTGTAAATAATATTAACCTCTAAGAAGATGTGAATGTAAAAACGAACGGTTTGTCTGTTGAGCAAGGACGCTAAATAAACGCACGTAGGCAGGAATGCGAACAATGGTACGAATGCCGGTCCGTCTTATGGCAAACAGGAAGAGAGGTATTAATCAATGCGTAAATCAAATACAGAATCACCTACACAGTTAAACACTTACGAGGTTTTGGGAGATAACCTTCGTATACATTTTGAAGAAGAAGTTGTAAATATTGAAGCAACTGAAGACTTCGATGCAAGTGTCAGTTACAAATACGTGACCGCTTACACAACAAAAGTAGCAAGTCGTGCTGAAATTGTGGAAGCTGTTATGCGTTGCTTTTATCCCTCTTACGGTGCCGAGATAGCGAGTATACAAAACGGCGGGAGCGATAAAGATACTCATCAGGCTCGGCGTATTCAAGCCAAAGAGCTTGCAGATGGGTGGGTACTTGTGTGACCCACAGCCTAGTACGCCTATTCGGATATACGCAGGTGGTGTTAAGCCTGTGTGTTATAGCTTTCCTGATCAAGTCACGTTTGAGGATATACACGATGCTGAATAAAACACACGCAGAACACTCTGTCATTGCGGTTATTATTCAATTGTGCCTATGGCCTGTGTTTGGGCTATGGGCATCCGGTTCAATTGCTATCGCTCTTCTATTGGGGCGTGAGATAGCACAGCATGAATACAAATTGGCTATAACCCGTGGCTGGTTATGGGGTGAAGTTAAACCTGTGAAGTGGCATGAAGGACTTGTTAAAGGTTGGTCAAGAGATTCATTGCTTGATGTTATTGTACCAACATTAACATGCTTATTTTTTGCTGTTTTATATTACTATACATAATTCGTTATAAATAAGTACATGAACATAAAGGATAGAGAATAGATATGTCAACAGCATCAAATGTAACATTAAGAACTGATATTGGGCGACCTCTTTATTATGAGGAACTTGATACTAATTTTCAAGAACTGAAATATGTTATTGTTGAGTCTAATGAGCATATTGCATCAACCACAGCTCATGATGCTTCTGATATTGTTTATTCCAATGCTAATTTGAGTGCAAGTAATGTTGAAGAAGCTCTTAATGCTTTGGGTGTTGAGTCTAATGAGCATATTGCCTCAACTACAGCGCATGACGCTTCGGATATTGTTTATTCCAATGCTAATTTGAGTGCAAGCAATGTTGAAGAAGCTCTTAATGCTTTGGGTGTTAAGAATAATCTTTCTGCTACTTCTGATCCAACGGTTAACAACGATACCTCAGAAGGGTATGCAGCATTTTCACGTTGGGTCAATACATCAAACAACGAATACTTTTTATGTCTTGATGCAACCAATGGTGCGGCTGTGTGGTTCAAGTCATCACTCACGTTAGACGAATTGGGAACGGCTGCACTTGTTGACATGGGGGTTAGTGCTTCACAAATCAGAACAAACACGCAAAATGAAACTTTATTCTTATCTGAAACTGATGTTGGTAGTGCTGCTTTTGTTGACATGGGTGTTAATCCTTCACAAATCAGAACAAATGCAGAGAATGAAGCATTATTCACAGATGAAACAGAAACAACAAAGGCTGACGTAGGTTTAGGTTCTGTAGACAACTACAGCAGGGGCGACTATGACGCTCGTTATCTGGCTATTGGAGCTAAAGCTGCTGATTCTAATAAACTTGATGGCGTTAATAGTACTCAGTTTTTAAGGTCCGATACTACAGATTACTTGACCGGTAAATTGCGGCTTAGAGGGGACATTGAAAACGAAAATAATTACAGAGACCATGGTGTTTACGGTGATTATGACTCCCAGAAAACAAACCATATATGGTCTATGGGTTCCCAGTATCGTGTTCCTGCAGATGGTTCAAACTTTGGTGATTTGTACGGCCTTGCTTACAAGCACACTGATAACTCTACCGGCGGTGCAATGGCAGGCGGTCATCAGATGGTGTGGTGTGCTGGTGGCACTCCTCGTGCCGCCATGGGTGACGGGATCTGGACAAGCGGTAACGTTACTGCCTACTCAGACATCCGAGTAAAGACAAATATTAATGTTATACCTGAAGCAATAGCCAAAGTTAAACAGTTGTCTGGTTACACGTATGAACGCACAGACATCAAAGATGACATGACTGGTGAAGCAGTTAAGCAAACAGGTGTAATAGCACAAGAAGTAATTAAGGTTTTACCAGAAGCTGTGACTGGTGGACCTACAGAAAATGATCCAGAAGGTCATTACTCTGTTGCTTACGGAAACATGATTGGGTTGTTGATTGAATCCATTAAAGAACAGCAGACTCAGATTGATGAACTAAAACGGAGAATTGGGTAATGGCTTTACAAACGTCAGGTTCAATCAGTCTTGAGGATATAGAGTCAGAGTTTGGTGGTGGCAATCCTATAAGCATTGGTGATTATTACAGAGGTGGGTCTTACGTACCCGCCAGTATTACAACAAGTACTGTATTAAGAGAGCCTTCTAGTGGTGAAAATTACATAGGAAGTAATACGTCTTGGCGCTTGATGAGCGGTGCATACAATCGTACAATAGTTTTTTGGGGAGGCCAACAAATATATCAGTCTGATGACAACACGTTAAGCTCTGTTGTGATTAACGGTAAGACGTATTACAAAGGAACCCTCAGACAACAAGACGCTGTGCCTTACGGGTCTAATCGGTTTTTATTCATAAATTCTCACGGTATTTACCGCTCAAGCGGATCAACTACCACAACGTCTGTGAATCAGGATGTACCTACGTCTGGACAAATAAGTTTATCTGATTTTTATGGTGGTAGAAAAACGTAGGTAATAGTAAGTTTTATGAAATAATGTAAAGTAATAAAGTATTGTAAGCCCATACACATTACGCATTCAACGGAGAGACTATTACCGCATTCTGCAAAGGTGAACAGGAAGACTTCGAATTGTCTTCACTTGTCGCCAGTGCTCAGTTCCAGTCTGTTGTTGTAGACACACTGGATACATCACCAAGCCAGATCATCCGTAAAGCATACCGTGATGAATCTGGGGAGCTACATGTAACTCTATGCCAAGGCGTAGGCTCAGGTCATTGGGAAGCATCTGACGTACTGGACAGCGAAAGCTACAATCCAGATACCGTGTACGTGAAGTTGAATCAAGAAAAAGAATTCAGCGGTACACCTAAAGTAACTACTCGCCAAGGGGCTGTGTAATGGGATCAATCAATGTTAAATCAGCAGAGGTTCTTGCAGCCGAGCAAGTAGAAGCTAATCGCACGGCTTTGAAAACTACTCGTGACGCAGACCTAAAGGCTATTACTCACACGTTAGAAGACGGGGCAATTGTGCAAGTGCGCCCAGAAGATTTGGCTAACCTTAGAATGGCTATCAATGAAGGCTTGAACGAAGATTGGGTCATGGATAACAACGATGTGCGAGAACTCACGATAGCAGAAATGGAAGAGTGTCTTCTCTCTGGTATCGCACAAGGCAAAGTTATTTGGAAAACTTACACAGACGGACTAAAAAATCTATGAAATTTAACAAAACCGCGTTTGGAGTAGGAATTTTTGTTGTTATTCTCATTTTTGCAGGATATTCAGCGAAGTCAAATGCCGATTCTATTCACCTTGGACTTGGTAAGACATTTGTTAACTCTTCCCTTGCGATTGGTGAGATTGGGTACGAAAAAAATAACTTTGAAGTTCAAGCATCACTAATGGAAGATGGTTCAACCAAAAATGGCCAACAAGATAAAATGCAGATTTATTCTGTGTCTTATCTAACTAAGCCACAATGGGGATATAAAGGAATTGAGCCTTATGTTCGGTTGGGTTTGAGTTATAATGATGGAAGTGAACTTGTTGGAAGAACAAACTTTCGATTGGGTCTTGGTTTAGACTTTAATGAAGTATTACGTGTGGAGTATGTGCATCATAGTTCTGCGGGCATTCACAATCCAAATACAGGCATAGATTATATTATGCTAAATTATACGGTACAAGCGCCATGGTAATTCTTATTACATTCCTATTAGGAATATTTTTAATCCCATCATTGATTGGGATTTTGTTCATTTTTCACGTTTTTATTCGTGCAAAGAAATCACCAGCCGATAAGTCTAATCGCATCAATCATTTCAGACTTGTGTGGTTCGCACACTGACACGAGAAAATTTGTTTGTTCATCATTTTCCTTGGATGGAAAATGATGAACATGATAATGTTACTAAATAGAGTGATATAGAGAAACATAAGGAATATCGAAAAATGTCGGCTATAATTACGAACGATCACAGAATTGTTGCAGCGGATTATTTTCAGAATGATCTAAGAACCATACCCACCTATGTTTTTGTCGGTGGTACAAGTGAATGGGCAGATGAAAATGCACCGCCAAGCATTACAGATTCTGTTTTAGATAAAGTATTTCTTTACGATGAACTGATTGGTGCGAAAAGAATTCAATCCGCTGACGTGATTTCGGTTCTTCCTAGAATTGACTGGCAAGACAGTGTTGTGTTTGATGAGTACAGAGATGACGTAAATTTAATTGACGAAAACAATCCAGACACAGGCGAAGCTTATAAGTTTTATGTTATTACAGATGAGTTTAATGTTTATAAGTGTATTTCTAATAACTACAGAACTGTGTCTACTATAAAACCTTCTGGTACAACCATCAACACATTTCAAACTCCTGATGGGTATTTGTGGAAGTATATGTATACTGTTCGTTCACCAGATGCGTTTTCTTATATGACACCAAGCTGGATTCCATGTTATACACTTTATACAAATAACGGATCAAGTCAATGGTTGGTTCAGCAATCTTCTGTTGAGGGTACTATTGACCACATCTATGTCACGGGTAGTGGTGCTAACTATACCAGTTCCAATCCACCAACTATTCAGATAACCGGAAATGGCAGCGGTGCAACAGCGATTGCACAAATTAATGATGCTACTGGCCTTATTGAATCTATCACAGTCACTGACGTAGGTTCTGGTTACTCACAAGCCTCTGTGGTGGTTTCCAGCAACGGGGATGGCGTAGGCGCTACCGTTGTACCAGTAGTGTCACCAATCAACGGCCACGGTCATGATGCGAGGTCTGAGCTTGGTTCTATCTACAAGATGATTCGAGTTGTGTTTGAAGGTGACGAAGGTGGGATTTTGCCTACGGGTATCAACTACAGAAAAGCAGGCATTTTATCAGTTCCTAAGCTTGCAAGTGAAACAGGTGTTGTTTTGGCGCTGGGTGATGTTTCTTTTTATCAACCAAACGAAACCATTGTTGGGCAGAAATCAACAGCAGAGGGGACGATAGTTTCTGTTGATCAAAACAAAAACTATGTATACCTTTCTAATGTAACAGGGTCATTTACACAAAACGAAAACGTAGAATCTCAGACATACAACACAACACAAATATTTGGTGTTTTTTCGGATGAAAGCTTACCTATTACAACCGCAGTTGTTGCATCCTCAAGTATTAAGTCTTTGTCTGGTGAGCTTCTTTACGGTTCTACTAGAGAGAAGATTACAAGGGGTTTGAACCAATCTGAGGAAATTCGTTTCGTTCTTTCGTTCTGAACTTCGATTTGTACTAAGATTCTAAGGTATAAATACAATGTATATACAGAATCATAATTAGGATAGTTACAAATGACAATAGTAGATAAATCACGTAGCCCGTACTTTGATGACTACAATGAAGATAAAGGGTTTCAAGAGGTCTTGTTTGTCCCTTCTCGCGCTGTGCAAGTACGTGAGCTTAATCAAATCCAAAGTATGTTCTATGAGCAGATTAATCGCTTTGGTGATCATGTCTTTGAAGATGGGTCTGTTGTTATTCCGGGCGAAAGCAACTATGATCTAGAACTAAAATACGCCAAAGCTACAATAGACAACTTTGCTAATGTGGTTCAGTTTCTGGGTGGGTCTAACCTCAGACTCGTTGGCACATCTGGTATTACTGCAAATGTCAAGCTGTTTCGTCAACCTGACGGTACAGACCCATCCACATTTTTCCTAGAATATATTCAACCATCTACCGATGGCCTTGAATCTACTTTTGCTGATGCAGAAGTTGTTACTCTTTTTAATGGTACAACCGAACTCACAACCGCTATTATTAGTGAAACAGGACTCGGTTCAAAGTTTACTATTGATTCTGGTGTGTATTACATTAAAGGTCGATTTGTTCTTGTTGAGCAACAAACCGTTATTCTTGACAAATACAGTTCAACACCTTCAAAATCTGTGTGTATCGAATATAATGAAGTAGTGGTCACTGAAAATGATGATAGTTCATTATTTGATAACGCTCAAGGCACAACTAACTTTACTGCTCCCGGCGCTCATCGTCTAAAAGTTGATACAAATCTAGTGGTTGTTGATCTTGCCGATTTACCAACTATTCCAGACAACTATGTTGAGATATTCCGTGTAGATAATGGTAATAATCAAAAAACTTATCGTGGGCCTGATTATAGTGTTTTGGGTGATGCACTAGCACAAAGAACATATGAAGAGTCTGGTGATTACACTGTAAAATCTTACAAGATTGGATTTGGTACACACAATGAAATATTCAATTCTGTTGATGAAACTAAGTTTGGTATCGAGTTAGACCCCGGCATTGCGTATGTTCGTGGTTACAGAGTAGAGACTAATTCAAAGACAAAAATTGTTGCTGACAAAGCTCGTGATACTGGTGTAATCAACAACAGTTCAATTTCTGGTGGGCTTGGTTATTATGTTGAGGTTGAAAACCTTTCTACACTTCCTAGCATAACTGCGTTGCAGTCTGTAAACTTTAAAGATTCAGGTGGTAGTATTATCGGTACTGCTAGAATTCGTTTTATTTCAGAAACAACATCTGGTGTGTTTAGGTTGTACCTGTTCAACATAAAGAATGTTGCAGGTCTTCGTACTACCTCATTTATTTCAAGCGCAACCGTCATTGATTCTACAGACACAGTATCATTTACTTGTGATATCATTGATGCTCTTATTAAGGAAGCCTCTTTTAATAGTTTGATTTTTCCTATGAACGTTGAGTTTGTAAAGACTCTGAACGTCAATTCAGGGTTTTCTGACACAAGCTATGCTTCTGTTAAGCAGTTGACCAACACAACCGACACATCCGGTCAAGTCACATTCAGCGCAAATTCAAACGAAGTTTTTGTTTCTCAAGATGCTCGTTATGCGATTGGTTATTATACAGATACCAACGAAGCTTTTGATGTGGCAAGTAATGTCACTTTAAGCGGTACACCAACAGGATCAGTTATTACTATTTCCTTGGGTGTTGGTAATGCTTCACGCCCTATTCGTGTAAATCTACAAGTTGCTAAACAGGAAGTTGTTCAGAAGATCAAGAGCAAGCAAACAATTACTATTACAGGAAGTTTAACTTCTGGTGTGTTGTCACTTGGAAAAGCTGATGCTTACAATATTGTTTCTGTTATAGATAATGACTCAAACGATGTTACTAGCTTGTTTACACTAAACACCAACAAAACACAGTCATTTTATGACATCTCTACAGTATCCACTTCATCTACCATAAGCCAACCAATCACTGTAACCTTTGATTTCTTTTCACATGGTTCTGGTGATTACTTTGGCCCTGATTCTTACGTGGATATTGCCTATGAAGATATCCAAACAGAAAATGGTACTCGTTTGTCTGATGTTCTTGACTTTAGACCCCGTATTAATGATGCAGGGACTGGTTTTACTGGTACTGGTTCTTCCGTTGGTAATATTCCGACACCATTTACTATTATCAGAGCAGACCTTGAACATTACTTGAAGCGTATTGACAAAGTATATTTGAATGCTAGTGGCGATTTTGGTGTTAAGAAAGGTATTCCCTCTATTGAACCAACAGCGCCCTCAGACCCTTCTGAGGCAATGGTTCTATACACACTATACGTTCCCCCTTATACGTTCAATATCTCTGACGTACAGGCTGAGAGGGTCAATAATCGCCGTTATACCATGAGTGATATCGGTAATATTGAAACTCGTCTTTCTAACGTTGAATATTATGTTAGCCTTACGCTTTTGGAGCAAGAGGCTGATGCTACACAGGTTGCTGATCCAGTGACTGGCGCAAACAGATTTAAGAATGGATTTTTGACAGATCGGTTTATTGATCATGGTGTGGCTGATTTTTCATGGGAAGGTTATCACGTAGCAATCTCTGACGAAGCTGGCGAACTACGCCCTGAATTTTCTTTGAACGCAATTGACTTGCAGTATGT